GTTTCCCAGTCACGATCAACAGGCCAACCCGACCAATCACCAGAAGAATTACTTTCTTCAGCAGTCCCAAGGTTGTAAGTTGAATAAAACAACGGCGGCGTATACTCAGTGCCGTCAGCGCGTTGAAGTTTGATTGTTGATGCAAGTGTGTTGATCTTTCGAGCTTTTTTGATTTGCGTTGAAGTAAAACTGATAAAGCTTTTTCGCCGATCAAGTGAAAGATTCAAACCAAAGAATTGGTGCGTTTCGGCGATCAGATTCCCTTCAGGTGTGATGGGTTGATTTCGATCATTCAGAGTTGTCCCTTTCAGGCATTCATCACTTTCATGAATTGCCACAAGGCCTTTGCCTGATTCGCGCGGTGCCCATTCAATCCAAACTTTTTTGAAATAAATAGGTAAAAATTGAACAGCTGTTCCCAAATTCTCGCCTGTGCCCAAATCAGCAATATCGCCAATTGCAGCACCTTCAATAAATTCAGGTTTCTTTTTGTTCAATTGTGGGGAAAGAGCTTGAAGTATTCCAAGCCGTGGGACCAACAAGTCTGAACCTGTGACATTTTCCATCCCTGCTCCTGCAAGGTCTTCAAAGCTTTCAGTTGTTGGGAGATTGGCCGAAGCCGCTTTTGTGATTTTAGACATTTTAGTCCTTTCAGATGCACATTTGTTTTGAGGTTAGCATTTACCACGACTTTCTTATGCCCTGTTTTATTATAAAAAGCCCGTCTTTTTTCTGATAATTTCAATCTTTTTTCAAATAGTGTTGATTTTATTGAATATTTTTCTTATCTTTTTACTTTTCTTTTATGTCAAAAAGAGGTTTAATAAGACTACAGGAAAGGTTACCTAAGCATAATAACCTAAACCGACTGATAGGTCGCCGTTGACGGGAGCGCAAGCAGAAGAACCCTGATGAGAAAAACGGAAATCTGGTTTTTAGCGGTTTGAGAAAACGAAACAAAGGGCATGAAAATGCCCTTCTGTCGGTCAGCGTTGGTAGCTGGCCCTGATGAGAAACCAACACAACCTTGGAAAAGGAACAGAAAATGTTTGAAGAATATGAAATCCTAGCCCATGACATCATCAACGATGTTGTTTTAATTCGCACTAAATTTGGTTCATTGAATGTGCGTTGCGGACTAAGTACGCAAGGTGCGTTTAAAAACCTATCAGAGGCTATGGAAGCCTTCAAGAAAAACCAGATTGAAATGATGAAACTAAAAGGGATAAACGATGACAAGCAAAACTGAAATCACACTGACTTTCGAAACAGACAGTCCATCACAAATTGATCGCGTTCTGTTTGAAGCTATTAAAAATGCTGTAGGAAATTCTGCCCATGAAGGTGATATTGAAATTCTGACGCAGATTTTAATCGCATCCATCAAAGAACAAGAACAGAGCTGGGAAGAAATTCTGCAAACATCACGTGACGAACATGAAACCCACACCATCCAACAAGCTGTAAAGGCAGCATTGAATGGTGAAATATCAGACGCCGACGCTTCTGATCTTGGAACCCTTCGAACTGCTAAAATTCAAAACGCAATCAATTCATAAAAGAAAGGAAAGTGACATGGAAAACGAATTCAAAGTTGGTGACAAGGTAATCTTGTTTGATACGCGTCACGTTTATGGTACAAAAGCATGGGCACTATCAAAAATTCGAACCGTTCATAAGATCTATAAAACTGGTCATTTCGTACTTGAACATGCTGGTATCAGATATAGGAAAGATGGGTATCAAACAGGTGATTGGTCAACTGAACACGTTCAACATGCAACCCCAGAACGTTTAGAAAAACGTAATCTTGCGATAAAAACCTATAAGGTTCGTGATAAAATTGCAGAACTGGGTAAAAGATTGCAATATGTTTCAATTGATGATGCTGTTCATGTGAGGTCATTGATCCAAGATGAACTATTTGAATATTTCGAAATCGAAAATTAAAAGTCTAGCGGTGTGAAGCGTTACGACGCTTCTATCCCCTGTACTTTTGCAGGTTATCTTGAAAAAGGAGCACCCGAAATGGGACAAATCAAAAAAGTCGAAACTCACAAAGACTATAAAGAAGTGGTGAAAAAATCCGAAGCAAAAGATGAAAATAATGATTGTGCCGTGAAAGCAATCAGCATCGTAACAAAAGTTGATTACGACATTGTTCATAAAATTCTAAAAGACAATGGCCGTAAAGACAAAGATGGCACATATCGCCAAACAACTCACAAATCTTTGAAGCAACTTGGTTGGAAGATGGAGTTGCTTGACAAGCGTCAATATTTGCGTCGTTTCCCAAAGCACCACAGCGAGTTGAAATACATCACGAGCCATTCATTCCGTCGCTTCCCTGAAGCGTTCAATGATCTTCCGAAGGTTGTTCTTGCTTTCACAGCAAGTCACGTTTTCGCGGTCATGGACAGTCAAAATGCTGATTGGTCAGTGAACAACAAGCTGCGCATCAAGGGTCTTTATAAGTTGGTTCCTGATTGGGAGCAAATTACTGAAGAAAACAAAGGCAAGAAAGGTGGACCTGATTATGTCAGTTGAAACAGCAGCAGAACGTTTTTTGCGAATTGGAACCCCAAGGCTTGAAAAAGCCTTGGACGCTCTGAGTAAATACTCAAAGACAATTGAACGTGGATCACCTCATTATGAATGGACCAAAGAACAAGCTTCAGAGATTGTAAATTCAATCGAGGAACGATTTTCAGAAATCAAATCAGCATTCGGCCTTGAAGATGATAAAATACCTCCTGTAGATGAAAAAGTTGAATGGGAAAACAAATGCCCTGATTCGCTGAACCGTTCAAATATAGCTTGGGCATACGACAAAATCAAAACAGGGTTCATTGATGAGGGTGGGCAAATTCTTTTCAATGAGTTGAATCGAACAAAAAAAGGAGTTGATTGATATGAAGATAAAATCAAACTACATAGGTCGACCGCGTCAAAGAGTAATAGCATTGGCGATTGAAGAGGCGATTGAAAAAGCTGAACTCAATGAAACACAAGCTGATGCAGTCGTCTATTCAGTTCTTGATTCAATTGAAGAAAACAATGAAAGATCTGCAACAGGCTACAGAAACTATTTTGGCATAGTGGAGGAATAAACATGTCACAAAAAACACCTTATGAAACTTTGACTTCTGAAGTTTTTGACGTTTCAGAATTGATCTGTGCTTATGATGATCTTTATGGGTATACTCGTGAATCAGTAACGAGTGCTATAAAACGACTTCGAAGTCAAGATTTTTCAAATGAAGATGTCAAAAATTCAATGCTTAAAAGGGCTGATGAACTTGAACAAAAGCTTGACTTGATAACGAACCACATCGAAAACAAGAATTATTAAGGTGTTGAAAACTAACTAAAACAACTTTCCATTTTCGGAATTTCAAACAGTTTTGCCCTTTAGGGGGTTTTTATACTCTCTCTTTTTGTGTTATTTTTATTATAGAGAGAAGAATAATAACCTTATAAACGGTGAAACTTAAGAAAAATCCGAAAATGGAAAGTTGAAAACTAACTAAAACAAAGACTTATGTTTTGTAAAACTTGGAAAAGGAAAAGGTTATGTACAAAGGATCAAAACTTTTTGTTGAACTTGAAGTTGGAGACCGAATTTTCGTTCGTTGTGGAAACAACGAGCGTTTAGCAAAAGTGACTTGTAAAAATGACTATGTGACAGAAGTCAAATCATACATCAAAAGTTCTGACACTTGGACGAAAAATCCAAAGGTAATAACTGAATATGATTATTTGAGAGAATGGGGGAAGGCATGAATATAATTTCAAAATCTCCAGTTGCCTTGTTGAACGACGAAGGCCAATTTATCCACCTTGCAATTGTTTGGTGTCCACCAGATCAACGCAATCAAGGTGAGTTCCTTGATTTTTGGAATAAATCTGTACTTCCTGATTTGAAATCGCGGAACAAGAACGTTCTTGTTATAATAAATCCAGAAAATGATTGTGACAAGCAGCGCTTAAGAAAAATTTTCAAACGTCTTGGGTTCTATTTTCAATCAGAATCACACGATGAAGGTGTTTTGATGATCGAAAATGGAATCGTAATAAGGGAGCATTAAAATGTTTGGGATAATATCTGTAAACATTCTTATGTTTGCTGGAATTTTTGTTCCAGCTTTCATTATAATTGATGATGCTGAAAGGAAGGGTGAAATAAAACTCACCAATTCCAAAAAATTTCAACTTATCTCTCTATTGTTCATTACAATGGTCGGGATAAATTTTTGCTTATGAAAGGAAAATGAAATGTCAAAACAAGATTTACAATTCAGTGCGTGGATTGATGGAGGTTTCCATGCAACATGTGCAAACAAAATCTTTGATGATGGAATGAATGTTGCTTATGACGTTTTCGAAGATGGTGAAATTATTGCAACTTTCGAGAACCATAACGGCAGACCTGTTCAGGTCAATGGAGAAGAATTTACAGAAATCTTTGGATCAAGTGTTGAAAATGAAGATGAATGTCAACATTTATATATCTGGAGTGTTCCTGGGAATTATTCAATTTGTCAACGGAGTGTTTAATATGACTGTATATTTTGCAAATGATGGACTGATTGACCTTGATGTGATAAGGATCATGGGTGTTTCAGCAAAGGTAAATGAGAACCCAATTGGATTTTTCGGAACAGGTCTAAAAATGGCCATTGCTGTTTTGTTGAGAACAGGTCACAATATAACACTACGCCGTGGAAGTGAACGTTTTGTTTTTTCAGTTCAAAAAAAGACAATACGTAATAAAATATTCAACCAATGCTACATGCAAGGTGAAGCTTTACCATTTACAACAGAGCTTGCAAAAAACTGGGAACTTTGGCAAGCTTACAGAGAACTTCACTCGAATACTATTGATGAGGGTGGGCAAATTTCTGACAAAAAACTTCATGGTGATACAGTGTTTGAAATTGAAGGTTCAGGTCTTCAAAAAGAATATATTGACAGAGGTTCAATATTCCTTCAAACAAAACCTCTTACAAAATGTGAAGGTTTAGAGATTCATCCTGGAAGAAACAGATCAATATTTTACCGTGGTGTTAGAGCAGGAACAGTTCAAGAAGGAACCCTTCACACTTACAATATTTTGACAGAAATGGAATTGAGTGAAGACAGAATTTTCAAAAGCCAATGGGACGTTGAGTATAAACTTGAAACTATGATTCCAATTTGCGAGCATCCTGAAGCTTTTATTGAATTATTTTCTGAAACAGATACATTTGATGCAAATTTGAATTTTGGCTTTTGTGCCAATCCATCAAAATCATTCTTGGATTCAGCAAAGCAATTCAGATCTGATGCGAATGTGAATCAAAGTTTGCTGAAAATAATTGAAAAAGCTGATCAACGAAATGGAACATTCCCACCAGCAAATGCAACTGAAAAAGACATAGCAAAAATGTTGAAATGCTTTCCAATTTTAAAACAGATGGATTGCACATTGGAACCTGATGAAGTAATCCTTGTTGAAACTTTAGGAACGAACATCTTTGGAATTTATCATAAGGTGAAAGATCAAATTTTTCTCGCATTGCCAGCCCTTGATCAAGGAGTTGAATTTGCAACCGCAGTTTTGTTTGAAGAATGGTGTCACAAGGTTCATAAGTTCAAAGACAACAGTCGAGAGTTTCAAAGCTTCCTTCTTCATAAATTAGTTGCAAAAGCAGCTGGCTCTTCTGGCCTTAACAAAAAGGATTTAATGAAATGAACATACAACAATACATGGTCAAGAATGAAAAAGATCAATACTTGCATCTGAACATGACTCACACAGGTGTTAAGGTGCATTGGTGCAATGACGTTCATCTTGGTGACGGTTTTTCAATCTTTGGAGCTGTTCATGCAAAACGTGAATACAATGGTCATGAGGTAGTTGTTGCTGAATTCAAATTCATAAATGAAAGGAAGATAGGGTGATATCATGTCAAACAATAAGAATGTATTTTTACGCGACCTAGATGAAACTGGATCAATGCACCCTTGTTGGAAGGGTGATGAGGGTTCTGTTGAGTACACCCCTGTGAACATCAATAACTTGCTTGCCCAATTGAAAAGAATTAAGAAGGATTGGGAATCTTGCAATAAAGGTTGTTCTGTTAAAATTCCACATGGAAGGTACAAAGGCTATTGGGGCCAAATTGATGCAATAACTTTTGATATTGATCGTGGTGCTGCTGTTCTATTGTATGCAAAAAGCAAACGCACAGGTGAAATAATGAACAATGATTACGTTGATTCAAGGTCTTATTGGCCAATTGAAATCAAAGATGACAATTCATGGAGTTTCAAATGAGAGAATACATTGAAATAATGCAACAAGGAAAATTTGTTGTCATTCCAAATGAACACAGACGGAAGGTTCATATGTTCAGTCCGTTTCTTGAAGGATATCGTAAATGGTTAAGTGATGGCTCATTCAAGTTTGAAGCAACTCCACATAACATCAAAAAAGTTGCCGAGGCAGGAATAATTGTTAAAAAACTTGCTGAAGGTGAAAAAAGCTCTTCTCTGTTTGACATTGAGAACCCAAGACCGCCATTCTTGTCTCCTTTGAAAGACATGGAACATCAAGAGCGTGCAAAACAAAAATTCAATGAAATTAATGAATGTGCTATATTTGCTGAAATGGGAACAGGCAAAACAAAAATGGCAATTGATCGGGTCAATCTTGCATATTGTAAAAATGAAATTGATGCTGTTATTGTTTTGGCGAAAAAAGGAGTTCATGTTCAATGGGCAGAAGGTGAAATTGATGAAGAAGGAAATCAAAAGCCTTCTCCGATTCAAAGTTTGACACAAAAGAACATTCACCATAGAGAATTTGCTTGGAAAGGAAAGCCATTTCCTGAAGAAGCTTTTCAGAAATTTGATGGATTGACTTGGGTGACTTTCAATTTTGATTCAATCATCCACAAAAAAGCATCAACTCAGGCAAAATTGTTTATGAAAGCATTCGCTGACAGAGTGGCTTTTGTTGGGGATGAAACACACTACCTGAAAAACTACAAGGCCAGCCGCACAAAGGCAGCAATTGAGATCGCAGAGCAATGTGAATTAAAAATCATAATGACTGGAACCCCATTAGCAAAAAATCTTGAAGATGAATGGTCACAATTCAAAGTTTTGAATGAAGCGATCATCGGTCACAGATATGTGACAACGTTTCGCAATGACTTTTGCATCATGGGTGGTTTTGAAGGCAGAGAAGTTGTTGGGGTTAGGAACCTTGACCGTTTCAAAGAATTGACAGCCCCATATGTTTTCAGGGTTAAGAAAAATGAGTGCTTGGACTTGCCAGAAAAACAATATCGATTATTGCATTTCAAGATGACACCCGAACAATCTCAAGCCATTGCTCAATTGAAACAAACCCAAACCTATACTCTTGCAAACGGAGAAGATTTGTTTTTTGAAGGAGCAGCTCCGACATTAGGGAAGATTCAAGAAATTTCGAATGGATTTCTGAAGCATGAAAATGGAATAGAAAATTTCAAGAACCCGCGCCTTGATGCTTTGAATGAATTCCTTGATGAGCACCCTGAAAAAGCAATCCTTTGGTGCAGATACAAACAAGATGTATACAATTTGATGACATCTTATGGAAATTCTGCAGTTGATTATTTTGGAGAGACCAGAGACGCTGATCGTGTGAAAAATAAATCAGCTTTCATCAACGATGAATCAATTCGTTATCTTGTTGCAACTCCAGCGGCTGCAGGTGAGGGGCTTGACGGGCTTCAAAAAGCTTGTTCGCTCTCAGTTTACTATTCAAATTCATTTAGCTCATTGAGCAGGTGGCAAAGTGAAGATCGAATTCACCGTATTGGAATGGGCGATAAAGCTGTTTACGTTGATATGATTGCAAGAGGTTGCATTGATTATGCAGTTTTGCGAAATCTTCGTGAAAAGAAGAATTTTTCCTCTTTGGTGCTAGATGTCGGAAGGGAATTCGGTTTTAAAGACCTAAAAGGCCAAAAATCCTGTCCTAAAACAGCTCTAGGATGTGAAAATGACGAGAACTACACGGAAGAGGAGGAAAACCACCTCTCGACCAAATTTGAAACATCAACAATAAATTGGGAGTTTTGATATGAAAGTTGATCAAGTCCTCGGAAAAACCGAGATATCATCGTGGGAGCCTATGACAAACCCACCAAACAAATCAGGAAGATATGCAGTTGCCCACCGTGGTTTGACCATTGGCAATGCTTACTACAATGCTAAAAAAGGAGACACTCATATGCCAATTGGGTGGAGTCAACTTCCTGATTGGGGTCCGACCCACTGGTTGAATTCTGATTACAAAATTGGAGAACCCGAAATTGATTATGTCAGATTTTATCAAGGAGAAGAAAAATGATAAATGTTGAAAATCCAAAAAGAATAAATTGCCCTTTCATTTCTGATTTATGGTTCAATACCGATCACTCAGCATCAGTTATAAAAGATCAAAAAGGAAGATTTGATGGATGGGATTTTGAAAAGATGAAAGAAGACGCTGATTCTTTTCGACTTTGCATGTCTGGCCTTGGAATCATAACTCCAAGATCTGATAAGTTGATTGAAGACTTGCTGGCGAGGTTATAATCAATGGTTAAGCGAAAACGTGTATTCAACAAACGCCAAATGGCAATACTTGAATTGGTATGCAAAAAGAAGTCTTTGGGTGAAAAAATTATCACCCTTGATGAAGTTATGAAAGTTTGCCATGAAGGTGGACATTTTGCAAGAGTAAAAGCAGGTTGTGAACGACAAACTGCTCTTTCAACAATGAATATTTTGATTGAAAGATTGAAAGATTCAGGTGTGACGATTTCAAAACCCTACAACATGGGTCGTGGAAAGAAAACGGAGTTCAAGATATGACAAATATCAAAGTTTGCGGAGGTTATGGAAAATGGTTCGCTTATGACGGAAGGTGTCGTTCTGAAATGCTTTATGGACCTCACCAAACAACCATAACAATAGGTTGGGAAAAGGGTTATAATTTCATCAGAGATGTTGGGGCAACTTTTGGCAAAACTCCATTCGAAGCAGTCTACAGATTTGAAAAAGCAATAAGGAAAATAGAGGAGTTTAAGAAATGAGCACTGATCCAGAAGACACATATATTTGTGGAAATGTTCCAAGGGCTGGTGATCTAATTGAATTTGGATCAACTGGAACAAGAATGATCGTTTGTCGTGTGATTTATCGAAATGATAGAACAACAATTCTTTGTGGATGTGATGAATATCCTTTGAACTTAACGAAGCTTATTTCACGGTACGGAAAACCCGATCCAACAATTTATGAATTTGAAAAAACCTTCACAACAAGCTTTCAAGAAACTGTAAAAAGGTTCGACAATCTAAGCAGATCAAAGAAGATTGATTTTTGGCGAACACAAAAAGATTATGCAGAAAGGCAAATTAAGCTTTTGATTGATGAAGGATGATTTTCGATAGAACACCCGCTGATCGAAGGAACACAATCAGCGGGTGTAGGGTTCACCTGAACACGCAATTGGTGAACCTTTAGTTTTACTTGGCTTTGCCGTGAAGCTTTTCATATGTCCTCATTGCACCAAGGCCAAGTAGAGCCATGACAATTGAAATGAGCTCTTCAGTTCCTGTCAATTCTGGAGGTTTGACTTTTGACCCAAGCTGAAGAGCAGTCCAATTCAAAAGATCATAAAGAAGAAAATGCCAAGCAAGTCCGAATCCACAAACCCATCCAATGAATGGTCGCCAACCTGCTATAAATATTGAACGATGTGCTGCTTCAATTTTGTTCAATTCAACTTGAAGTTTATCGGGTTCCATCATCAATTTCATTTTTAACAATTCGCCAGCTGCTTTTTCTTCTTTTGTATGGACGAACTGATCGATTATGTTTGCAACACCTTGTGCAGCACCGACAGCTGTTGAAGCTCCACCAACGCCGAATATTTTTCCTAGAAAACTCATGCCATCCTCCTATCTCAATGTTGCTTGTTGAAAGTGCATATAATCAGCACCCCAAAGTCGACCACCGTTAAGCCAACCGTAGCTTTCCATTATATCAAGGAAATCTTTATAATCAGGTTTACTGAATAAAGCTTGGGGTGCTTTTGTTCTTAGACCATTAGGTTTTGCATAAAAATCAACAGCACAAGCATAAGCATGCATTGACCATTTATTTCCACCGCGCATCTTGCGATGATTGTAACCACCAGCATATCTGTCAATGCCGAGGGCTTTCATTTTAACACCACCATAATGATCTCGAACATCAATGATCGCAGACCGAAAACTTGGCGCGCATTTTTCATGAAGGGTGACACGGTTCACTCTTTGATTCAAATTCCAATCAATTCGAAGATCAAATGGTAAAGTGATAGTTTGCAAACGGCTCTTGATTTGTGATCCAGGACTGCCATAAAATGAAGGGACTTGAGCCTGAGTTGGAAGGTTCAAATTTGTTGAAAAATCAATCGGCTTTTTTGATATCTTTTCAGGCTTGCCTGTTACATGCTCGTATGCCCATTGGCTAAAAGCATTACTTGTATTGTGACCAACGTATCCATCGACTTTACCAGCTTCATAACCTTCTGCATTTAGCAACATTTGGCCAATTGCAATCAATTGACGTTTTTTCGACCAACTTTGATTTACCCCAAGAATTTTACCAAGGCCAAGAGTTCTTGGTCCTGCGATGCCATCAACAGGGCCAATCTCATGGCCAAATGACAATGCTAACATTTGAATGTCTGTAATTTTCATAACGTGTTCCTTTCTGTTTCTGTTAATTCCAAAAGTGTATTCTTGTTTCCCAAGGGTGTGGAATTCCAAAGGTGTAGCATTGATGAACTATGTCTCCAAATACATAATCCAAAAAAACTCTTTCAGTTGCGTCAATCGACCAAGGACCAAATTCAAATTCCCCATCATGACGATATTTTGGAGGTCCCCATTCAATACGTATCGGTATTCCTCCATTTCTTCTCAAGCCCAAAAAGAATTCAGGACGCTTAGGCAAGCAATATGAATGAAAAAAAGGATATTTTTGACCAGCTCTGTGTTTTACAGAAGTCCCCCAAAATAAACTGGTTCTGATTATTTCAACAGTTCCATCCGCCTTTCGGCGCAAAATATTATCACCTGATTCTTGCTTTGTCAAAACCATCGGATCAGCAGTTGGAAAAAAATAACCTTCAATTTCTCCAATTCCGATTGCCCAAATCCAGACAAGAATAAGGACAATTCCGTATCTTATTCTTCCTCTTTTGTTGAGAAAAACTATTTTCATTTTTTCCTCCAAAGATTGATCAATTTTTCTGGTGAAATTTCAATTATCCACCTTACAATATGCTCACCTGTTAAAGTCAAAAGTATTACGACCAAAAATTTATCATCTAGGTCAAAGAACGATGATTTTTTCAGCACGAATTGATAACCATAGTAAGCACAAAGCATTCCTGATATTATTCCTGCTATAGAGACTTTTAAACCTCTGTCCGATGAAAAAAGGAATTTGACAAACGAAGCAAAAGCAACTGCTGTCCAGAACTTTATGCTCTCTCCTAAAATCACCATTTCTGAAAAAAATTGCATTTCGCTTTCCTATCTATTTTCAGATCGCCTATGATACGGCAATTTATTTCGTTTTTCATTTACCCTGCTGCCTTATGAACTGTAACCCCAAGGAAACTTTTTATTTCAGCGGTTCCTTCTGAATGAGGGTGTCTTATTCCACCTATTAAATTGAAACCTGTTGATGCATCAATATCAAGCGTGAAAGTTTTATTTCCTGTTGTTCCGTCATAAGGTATCGTGAATTGGAACAAGGCTTTGTAGTTTCCTTCAAATTGCTGGAAAACCAGAGTTTGTTCATGAGTTAAATCTGGACTTGTAACACGAACAGTATACGCTGGCAATCCACCAGTTACTTCTTTCAATGCGACTGTTACAGTCATGATCGCTTTTTGCCCAGATTGAATATTAACAGTCTCAGTAACAAGTTGAGTCCAAGATGGGCTTTGATCACTGTAACGAGTAAACCCTATTGTTCTTGTGTCAGTGTCAACATGTAAATCTGTTGCTGCACCACTTTCAAGGTTTCCTTCACGAACAACTAAAGAATTGAATTCAGCGTCTCCTGAAAAATCAATTTGCCAACCTGCTGATCCTGCAACAAAATTGTCACTTTCTATTATGTCTGCAATTTTTGCATTTGTTATCGCAGCATCTTCAATTTTGGCTTCTGAAATTGCTGCATTTGCAATCTTGGCTGATTGAATTGTTCCATCAAGAATTATATTGTCTGCGTGAATTCTTGCAGTTGATGCTGAACCATTTTCTGTATCATCTGCAGCAACAAGTTCAAGAGTCGCACCACCGCTTCCAGCTTCTGCACGCAAAGTAACTGCAGATGATAAATGTCCTTCAACAGTTCCTAAAGCAGTTTGTGTTATGGTCGCTTGTGATTCACCAAGTACAGCTTGGATTTGATAACTGTGAACACGATATGTTTTATTAGATTTCGTTAAACCACCAATCGATTGGTTTTCATTGTCATTTGAATATAGATAAGTTCTGTAAAAATCATCAGGACCAGAACCTGCAACAAAATCATCAGGACGTTCAGCATACATTTCAATTCTATGGATTATTCCAGTTTCTGAATTGTCAACAAAATCTGAAATGTAATGCTTAATTCTTGAACTGTTTGTTCCACCTGATGAAGCGAGCCATCTGTGCCGAATATGACAATTTCCCCATGTTCCTGAAATTAGCTCAAGTTCAATAACAATGCGCACAGCCTTTGGATTTTGAACAATGTTTGTTATCTCATGATAAGTCCGAGTGTACAGATACGGCTTATTATTTTCTTCAGTTATGTCGGCTGTCATCTCGACACAGTTCGTATTGTACTTTGAATCATTTGTATTTTTCGATGAAACGCTGGTTCCAATTCCATCAACTAATTGATAATTATCTGGCTCTGCACTGTCCCAATTTTCAAAAATAGGATTTGGGTGTGCACCTTCTGAATACATTTTTATTGCGACTTCTTTTGAAGCTTGTGCAGCAGCAGCGTCTCCAGCGGCACTTGTTGCTGATGCTGCTGCGTTGCTTTCTGAAACTGAGGCTGCTGATGATGCAGTTTCAGCATCTATACGGCTTTGATCTGCATCTGCTGCTGATGATGATGTAGCTTCAACATCAGTTACATCTTCAAAAAACCATTCTGACAATCTCATTATGTCGCCAGTTACACCATTATTTCGATTCAGTTGAAATGCTGGACGAATTGCAGTTGTCCCGACTCTAAATGAATTTGTTCCTGAGCTTGCCTCTCCAGTTATTATGTCACTCACAAACTCTACAAAATTTGATGAAACAGGAAATTCAGTCAATGTCAGATTATTCGCAACACACCATGTCCCATTTGTCAGTCTAACATCAGCATTGTCATAACTCCTAAAACCAACTCTCAAACGAGCATCATCATCTCCTGAAGAAACAACAGCTTCTCGTTTAACCCGAATTCTCATTTTGTATTTTCTTGAAGTATCAATTTGAACAGGTGTTGTGTGATAAAGATCGACTTGTCCATTGCACACAATATCATTGCCACCAGCTTCTGGGTCTGTTGATGAGACAATTGTCACCCGTGGATCATAGGTTGAACTGTCAGGGAGCAATGTTGTTAAATCAGAATTTACTGCCCACTGTTTCTTGTCAGTGTTTATGAATTTTGGATCACCAGTTAATGAAAGAGCGATAGATGCAGAAAGTGCATTTTCAATTATATCAGAAGCCATTGAATCAATAGTGTCGGATATAGAAGAATCAAGTCCGTCCAAACCTAGTCTTACATCAGTTGTTGTTAGGGTTATGTAGCCTGTCCATGATGTTTGACGATTTGTGTATGGAACAAATTTCGCCCGAACTCTGTATTCTGTTCCACCGACAATATTTTCAGAAACTGGATATATTCCTTCTGAAACTTCTAGTATTTGTTTATCAAAAACAACTGAATCATCAGAAGTCCTTTGAACTTGAATTCGAATTGCGAAAAGATCATCAAGAACAGAATTGTCCCAGCTAACGGCAATTGCTGAAATACGATTGCTCCCGCCATCAGTTGTTAAAACAGATTGTGTTGCTCCAAAGTTTCCGACAGCTTGAATTGGTGGGTCAGGCCAAACAACTGGAGAAGGGTCTATTGGTGTATAATCAGTTGCTCTGTTCCAGCTATAATCTGTACTATCAATTTCAGTTATATCAAGAAGAACATCCCCATTAACCAAATCAAGAACCCCATCAACACGGAACTCTTTGTTTGTGTATCCGTTCCTGTCAGAGCTCCAAGAAATTGTGTCACCTGAATCAATAACCCAAAATCTTGGTGGAAAGGTTATTGTATGACGTCTTGCTCGTCGAGCCTCTTTCAAAGCTATTGCCATGAGCCGTTGAACCTGTTCATCATCCGTCACGGCAGGAAATTGAACATCTGCCAAAAGTCTTCGGCCATCATCCTCTTCTTCAAAATCAGAGTCAAATAAAGGTGGTGCCGTTTCAGTTGCCCATCCTTGAGATGGAGAAGGATAAACAGCCGAAATTCCATTGATAGCATCAGCAAGTCCATAAAACGGAGTGAAAGACTGCTCTTCAGTTGTTATGATATCATCATCTGTAAAACTCATAACTGGTGCATCTGGAGAAACCATTAATGTCTTATAAACACCACCAGTTTCAGAAATTCGCCCTCCTGCTGCTGCTAAAATTTCCTCAATCGTTGATGCAATTTCTGCATTGACGGCAACTTCAAGTCCACTTTGGAAATCTGGCTGAGTTTTTGCTTGTTGAAAAGCAAAGTGTGATGTCGGCAATTGAGAAAGTTGAATCTTTTGCCCACCATAAAACCAATCACCGTTATATTCAAAGCCTTTCAATAAATTATAGACTTGAACGGTTGGGTCATAATCCCCATCACCGCCAACAGAACTTGTTGTTGGGTCAAGCAATGGAACCCCATCAATCTCAAAAAGCCAATTTGCATAACCATTAAACAAATCTTGATTGAAACGAGTCACAACAATCGCATAAGCATTTCCAAGGCCAATAAAATTGCTGTCCAAAGCCCAATCACCAGTTGTAAATGCTGTACTCAGCCAAGGATCAGCAGTTGTTTGGTTCCCGTCATAAAATTTCACCCAAGCATAATCTGTGCTTCCAACCCGTTTTTCTAAAATTGGAGACCCAAAATCTGAATGATCTTCACCAGAGATTATTGTTTGTCTTTCGCCATCAATCCAAACACCATCTAGCCCATTAACAGGAAGATTTGAAAGTTCAATGACCTGAACAAAATATGCATTTGGTGTTCCACCAGCACTTCCAAATTCCTCTCCCCATTCAAATGAACCAGCTGTTGCATATTTGCCGAGAATGAATGATTGAGGGATGTCTGCACCTCTTTGTATCTTTCCGACGACACCAAATGGCGTTTGTTTTGGTTTTCCAGCCAGAGAAGCTGCAGCTTTGTTTATGATAAGCCCTAGCCCTATCTTCAAAAAAGCCTTACCAAATACCCCAAGGCCAGCAAACCAAGCTCCTAGGCCAGTAAATGCAGACGATAATGCTGTGAAAATTGCCATTACTTCATAACCCAAACTTCATCGGCCATAACTAGACCAAGTTTTTCATATATTGGCCTAGCTCGACCCTTATAAGCTCCACAAAAAATAAGAGCTGCATTTTTGCCTTTTGCCCAATCAAGATATGACTTTAAAAGCTTTATACTTGATGGGCTTCCTCTGTGCTTTTTATTGACATACCAAATCACTTCTTGAGCTTTCAAAACTGGAGCACCAATCCAATCTTCGATCATTCCAATTATCACCCCAACGACGATATTGTCTTTTTTGAAGACCTTCACAAAATGATTTTCTTTGAGGATCGCATCAGACACAAAAACTGAAAAATGAACAGGATTGAAAGGAAGATCATTTTCTGATTCCTTCCAAAACTGCTTTGCAAGACCGACAATAGAAATTAAATCATTGTGAGTTGCGTTTGTTATCTCTGACCCCATCTGAATTCCCTATTTCCTATTGTCGCTGAATACTTTCTGAAAGTATCTGTTGGTGATCTTAATTTTTGATAAGCATCTGATCTTGTCGCAGCACTTGCTCTTGTCAATTCTTGGGTCAGTGTTTTGCATGTAACTTCAACAACACCTTCTCCACCTTCTTCTGGTGTTATTATCTCGACATCATCAATGAAACCAACGAACCTACAACGAGCTTCTCCAATTACCAATTTTGTTTCAGGATTCAACCATCCACGATACATTTCTACTTGACCATATTTTGGTTCATATTGACGGATCAAACGGTCAATGTCATCAGAAATTTGTGAAAGTTGAACAGTTACAGTCCCGACAGTCAAATTCCCGACACGTGGAATTGGGCCAATTCCGATCAGGCCACCTGCTGCTTGAAATGTCCTTGATTCAGTAAAACCATTGAATGGATTTATTATATCAACGGTTCTTTCAGTTGAGCCAGACCAATAATTTTCAACAACAGCAGAATTGTCTGATCTATCCTTTACTGTAAATGTTATGAAATCACGAGGAACAAGTGCGTTATCTTCTAAACCTGCTTGAAGTTCTGAACTTACTGTTATCATGTAACAATCTCCAATGTTTGAATGGCTGAAAAAGTAAGAACCGCTTGCTTTGTTCCATCATCAAGTCCAACAATAGGAGTGTCCAAGGTTTCTGGATCTAGTTTAAAATTTGCAGATGGTTGTTCTAAAGTTATGGCTTTTCCATCTGAAATGCTGTCATCAAAATTTGGCCAGACTTGAAACTCTCCACTGTCATCTCCGATTATTTTGTACAAAAACCGAATTGAACTTTGATTGATTTGAATGAAATCACCGACTGATAAATCAGTAAAAGTGCTTGCAGGGTCGATAACGAAAGATTTTCGATTTGCATTTATAGTCTGGATATTTACAGTTGTGAAATCTGATGAACTTGTAGAATTCTTAGGCTTTGGTCTGCGAACATCAAAAAGTCGAATCACACCTAAAGAACCGTTCAATCCTAAAAGCTTTGCTTCAAGATCAATGGCTTCACCCAAAAGCATTTTTGTAGTTGTATATTTAGCAGTCCAAATTGGATCTCCCAAATCTTTAGCGTAGACTTGACCATTTTGATCACGTGAATATTCCTGACGGAATTTTTGAAAAAGCCCTCCTGATGAAATATCAAGACCTTCAAGAAAGCTTTTTTGGATTATGAAAGTCATTTCTTAGTTATCCTTTGCTTTTCACTGGCTCTTATCGTTTTGATCACAAGAGACGGAGTTTCTGCCTTGTGCTTGTTCAATTGCATTTCTAAATTTTGAACAGCTTCATTATTTGTTCCACGAGCATCAATCACATAATTGAATTCAACTTTATTGATTGATTGACCATGTTGTTGTTTTGCTTTTACTCCTAATTTTCCATCAGAACCACGAGACAAAGGGAGAATAGCTTCTGGACCTTTTTCACCCATAACTCCCATACGTCCATTTGACATCCCAAAAGGTGTTGCCCTGTCAACGACTCCGCCAGAAGCAAAAGCCATAACACTACCGCTCGAAAATGCATTCCCTTTTGCATTGAATATAAAATCAAGCAATGTGCTGCCAAATCCTCCACCTCCAAACAAAGAGCCAAGTATCATTTCAAAACCTTGATTTAATAATTTTTCAGCCATTCTGTTTCCTAAATCTGCAACAGCTTGTGTTGCAGATTTTGCACCTGTAACTATTCTTGTAAAAAAGCTAGAAGCTTTGTCAGCACCTTTTACTTGCTTCATCAAAAGTTCGTCATAATCCTTTTTCAAGATTTTAAGTGCATTTGCAGCTTCACTTTTTGTTATCAATCCATTTGCGAGAGCCTGTTCAACTACATCTTGAGATTTTGCAAAATCTTGTGAAGCTGCATAAGCAGGGTCAATTGATCGTTTCAAAGCATCATATGCACTTGCAAGTTTATCAATTCCATTTTTTGCACTTTTTGCTGCTCCACCGCCAGAACCTCCGCCTGATCCTCCTCCAAAATCTGAGGGGTCAAGTGTTGGCTTTATAGGAACAATCTGACTTGTTGCATCGCTTTGAGGTGATGTTGATCCAGGAACTATTGCACCTTTTCCTATCAATCCAGATTTTGCAAGTTCATTGACAACTTTTGCTTTGAAGTTCCCTATAAAGCTGCCAACATAATCTTGTCCGACTTTTGAACCAGCCTTTTTGATTATATCACTTGTCTTTTTCAAAGTCCCTTCAAAATCATTTTGGAATCTTCCTAATGCAACATTTCCAATTTGAGGAAGTTGACCGCTAAATCCAAAAAACTGAGCAGCTTTATCAGCCCCAAGAAAACTTATGATTGAATTTATCGAAGAGCTCAATGAATTTATGCCTTTTACAGCTTTATTCACCATTGATTCAATTGCTCCAATTACGGAATTCGTTGCGCCGACTATTGCCGACCCAACGACAATTGGCAATTGAGGGAAAAGCTCTGTAAAAACAACAAAGGCTGAATTTGCCAATCCTATTGCAAGATTTATAGCACCTTTTGTTTGAGAAATAAATGTTTCCCACAAAGTCCCAAAAACGCTCTTGAGAGTTTCCCAACTCTTTTTCATATCTTGAACTGACAATCCTGTAAAATCTGAAATTGTTTGAAGTGCAACAGTTCCAGATGCTTTAAAATAATCCCAGTTTGCACCGACTTTCAGGATCAGCCCACCAAGAAGTGTTACTGCACCAATCAAAGGGAAAAATACCGTAACAACAGCACCGACACCAATCATCGCATTTGCAAATTCATTCGTCCTTCCTGTAAGGAATTCCAATGCTGGGACAAGGGCTGATAAAATAACTTCGCCAAGCTCTAATGCTTTTGATCCTAGAATTCCCAATTGAACTGATAGGCGTTGTGAAAGGCTTTTAGAAACTTTTCCAAATGCTTCTTCTGTTGCTCCAGAAGCAGTCTGCATTTCTTTCATTGTTTCAGCCATGACTTTACCAGCATCACCACTAAGTGCAAGTACAGCATTCAAAGCTTCAACTGATCCAAAAAGTTTTGCCATTGCATCTTGAGAACCGCCAGTTTTTTCCTTGACGTCTTTCAAAAATCCTGCAAAGCCTTTTGCTTTCAAAGCAGATGTTGTGAATTCTAATCCAAGGGCCTTGGCCAATTTTTGAGCCTCTGAGGTCGGTTTCAAAACACTGACCATTGCTTGACGTGTTCCTGTTACAGCTTGAGCTGTTGATTGACCAGAAGTTGTAAGAGCAGCAATTGCTGAAACAACTTCACTGAATTCAATCCCAACAGATGCAGATGTTGGGACAATTTGGCCAAGGGCTGATCCTAATTCTGCAACGGTTGTTTTGCCTTTTTTTACACCTGTGAACAAAATATCTGAAGCTTGAGCAGCGGTCAATCCAAATGACTTATACGCATTTGTAGCAGTTGTAAGAGCATCAACTGAAGTTGTTATATCCGTAACGCCGCCAACTGCCAATTTATTTGCAGTCTCAAGTAATTTGTTGGCCTGTTCAACATTTCCTGCACCAGCTGAAATTGCCTGATAAAAAGCATTCATTTGTTGAGTTGCTGTCCCGCCAAATGTTGATGCAAGATTTTTCGCACTCTTGTCAAGAAAATTCATTTCTTGTTCGGTGCCTTCAATCAAAGTTGATACTTCTGCAAGACCTTTTGAATAATCAACATATGCCCTTGTTGATTTCCCAGCAAACGCAACGGCAGCTGTCGCTGCAGCAGCGACAAGAATTTTCATCTTTTTTCCAGCGGCTGATGCTGCCTGTTCAGTTTTACTCAGATGTCTCTTAGATCTATTTCCAAGATTATCAAGTTCTTGTTCAGTTTCTCTGGCTTTTTTCTTGACACCGCCAAGAGCCTGTTCAGTTTTAAGTGAACCTTCAACTGCTCCTGATGGGTTTACATTAAGCTCTAAATCAGCCATTTTTCATCTTCCAATTCTTACAGACAATGTCCATACCGACAATTTGTCTGATAATTTTCAACCTTTGTCTTTCACATTCGATTTTAAAAACGTCCAAAACTGATACAATTTCAGAAACCTTTAAACTTGAAAATCCATCCACCAAATCATCCCTTGTTGCGTCTAGCAGCCTAAAAGCTTCCCAAACTGTAACATTGACAATTGTTGACAATGGTTCCAATTCTTTTTGTGCTGCCAAATCACCTTTCTCTGCTTTCCCCTTCAGGTAATCAATCCCATCTCCTATTCGCAAATGAGCCTTCAGGAGTTTAGTTAGTTTCCCAGTTCTTCATCCTCAATTTCTTTTTCAACTTCATTTTGCCATTTTGCAAAATCAGTTAAGTCATTTTTGAATTTTTCAAAAACCTTTGTGATTTCCTCGTGTTCAAATGAAAATAGAGCGAGAAAATTTTCCCTTGTTGGTTCGAGATCAGATCCTTCATTCTGAATATTCGTTTCCCAAGAAATGACACAAACATCATAACTTAGTTTCATAACAGCAAGATTTACTTTTTTGACATCATCATCTGCTGATTTTACGAACTCATCATAATCTTCACGTTCCTGCAATCGTTTGTTGCGGACCAAGTCTTTGATCTTTGCATCAGCAAGAAGCTTATCAATTCGGGTTTTGAATTCAGGATTTTGAGCTGATGCAGGTTTTGCAATTATCTTTACAAAAGCTGGCCCACGTTTTGGCCCAAATGGTGCAGGAACTTTGTAGTTAAGCTCCCGTGTTTCAATGTCAAATTTTGCTCCGTCCAGTTTTAGCATTCTCAGTTCCTTTCTTAAATGCTTTGGTTTCAGATTCAGATTTCACAAGTCCTTTTTCAACAGCGTTAATAATTCCTGCTTGCTCATCTGAGATTATGTCACCAATGACGAAACGTTTCATTTCGCCATCGATTTCGGTTTCAAATGCCTTTACAACTATCATGCGATGTTCCTTGTCAGGCGAACTGTGCAATCTTCAGTTGTGTCAAATTTCGGCATAATGCTAAAATTCTGAAACGCTGGGCCATTCTCTCCTGTTACAAGAGGGGCTTCAACAAATTCACAATCTGGGAAAAACAATTCATATTTTTCATTCGCAACAGATCCAATTGGAATTGTAAGAGCAAAACTTGTCCCAGCACGACTTGCATTGTAAATGTCGACAAAGTTGTCTTCAACGTAAAATTCACCAGCGACAACAGGTAGCATTGCCCCACGAGAAATCCCACAAAGGTCATCAGAGCTAATTCTCAAATTTTCATCTTTACCTTCTTTTGTGAAACGGACTTCACAAGATCGCATGCAATCAAGATCGCCCATTCCAGACATTGTAATAGTTCCAATGTCGCTGCCAGAACCAATCGTGTCAAAGCTTCCAGCATCTGCGTATGTCGCACCAGTGATAATTGAAGTTGCTGCATCATCACTTCCAGAGCCGATAAGATCAAAAGACAGCGCTGCATCCTGACCAGCAACAAGGTTCAGAGTGCCCCCTGTTGCCTCTACGCCGCGATAACGCAAGTATGCCAAAGAACCGCCAGACCCTTGAGGGATGCTGTCTTCAATGGTCATTGCAACTGTGTCATTCGCATTCTTCAAAACATCAGATGCGAATGAACCTTGGAACATTGATTCAAAGAAATCATCAAATTCCCCATAAATGAGACCTGATGAAAGAGAGCCTGAAACGGCAAAGCCGTTACGAGAAATTCCTGTTCGTTGTCCTCCAGCAATAATTGAACGTTGTTCAACTACTCGTGGATTTGCAGACATATTTAAAACGTTAACAGGCAACCGTTTAAATGAGGGTGTTGCTGGAGTTGATCCAGCTGTCGTCTCAATAACAATTGACGTTTTACGTTCTGTATTACTAGCACCAGCCATAATCAGTTACTCCTTGATTTTTTCTCGGTTCGTAAAAATGAGGCATTGACAGTTGTTCTCAAAAACGGAGCCTCTTTCCGCAATTCAGAAATATAAGGAACAAATCCATTTGCTCCGAAATCAATTATTACATTTGAATCAGATGTTGGTTGTTTTCCATTTTCATCAAGTTTTAGTTCAAAAAATGCATCAATTATTTCTTGTGCCTTTTCCCTTGATTCTTTTGAATCACTTCCACCCTCGAATAAGAATGTTACCTGAAGTACTCCTGGACTTTTTATAAGACGCTTATCACCAGCAATTGAACCAACGAACGCCTGTCCAGGAATTATTGACATGAAACCACTATTGTGATTTTCTACAAAATCACCAGCATCCAAACCAAAATTTGTAAATCCAAAAAATGCATTTGCATTTATTTGATTTGTTATGACGACTCTTTCTACATCGTAACTCATGCTGAGACCTCTGTTTGGAGTTCTGCTGCTGTAACAACAACCATGCCAGCAGGAGATTGATTTGAATATCCATTCTCAAGTCGGTTTATGTAAGGTAAATTGTTGTAGATTGAAATTACAGGAAAACTCGCTTGATCATTATATGTCGCTATGACTGATGATCCACGAGAAATAGTTACTGTTCCATTTTTATCAATATCAGTTGAAACTTCAAAGCCAGAACCTCCAATTGAAACGTACCAATTTCCTCGTGCTCTTCCTGTAAGGACTGGCGTTCTTTGAACAATTCGTTTTAAAGCTTCAAGTGCAATGACCCTGATGACTGTTCTCAGCTCATCAAGCATTCCTTCGAATTCAATATCGATTTGGGCTGAGAATTCTGCTGCTTTACTCATTTCACCACCAAACTGAACAATGTCCCTGAAAACAATATGTCATCAACAAATGTTATTGTTTTTTCGACACCATTGAATGTGATCTTCATATTTTCTGAAGGAATTATTGGACACCCTTCAACCAAAACCAATTGTTCTTTTTCAGTGATTGTATAGGTTCCTATTTTACCGTCCTTTGGCGTTTTGTCAACAATCAATCTGCAATCGTGTGTTGACCCTTCAGATGCATCATAACTTGCAGTCGTTGTATTGTATGTTCCCTTTTCATCCGTTGTTATCACAGCAGAATGAACAACACCGCTCAAAGAACGTGCCACAGCATCAAATGCTTTTTTGCCAATTTCTGCTACTGAAGTGCTCATCCTCTGATGACCTCATCCTCTGAACCTGTTCCACCAGAACGTCCATTGTGATAAGGACGCAAAAGATTTTCGACACGTGTTATTCTCGGAACTTCCAAAATTTCATCATATTTGGTTGTGACTTTCGCAGGACCAGCACCAACGCTTTCTGATCTTACTGTTCCACCTTCAATGATTGGAGAAATATCAATTCCTTTTTCAATGCTATAAGCAAGTTCCATTTGGGCCTTTTTGACATTAACAGGAATTGAATCATTCGCAACAGGAACCCCATCAACAAATTCACTTATGTTTCGAGGGAACGATGCTGCTTGAGTTTCAGAAACCCGATAGCCTTTCCAATCCCATGTTAATTCTTGGATCTGGAAAGCTGTTCTTAGATTTGCTTCGTCCTTTGATATTGAATTTGAAGACAAATCAACATTATACATTTGCAGGACATAAGCATGATACTCAACGACAGTTGCAAAGCTGTCTGTATCAATGCCGCCAATCGTTGTTATCAAAGCCATCGGGTTTCCTGAAAGTTAAGCAGCAATTAAATCAGCGCGTGCTGATGCAACTGCTTCGCGCAATTTTTTGACACCAAGATTTTTGTTGTATTCAACTTCAAGTTTGTCAAGAATTTTCTTACAACCTGATGCATCAATATCTTCCAATGAAAGATTAAATTCTTCATCAGAGGTTTCCTTGATTTTGATTTCAAGTTCCTCTTTTGTCGGTTCATCCCCATCAACAGATTCAGAAACAGGAGGTTCTTGATCTTCTGCAAGTTCCATAGTCTCTTCATCAAAATCATCAGCATTGATTACCGTAAATCCACGGTCAGAATCAGATACGATTTTCAAAGTTTCTACTTTAGGCATTTTGTGCTCCTTTTTTGTTTTGACAGAAACCTCTCCCACTTGATTGCGGAAGAGGCTAATTTCATTTCAGCAATTTTTTGTTAACCCATCAACAATGCTGAATGTTCTGGCTTGATGCCTTTGACACCCCATGAACAGCCAATTTCGTAGCGGTTCTTGCGGTATCCTGGATACACAGACATTTCAAAAACAAGGCCAGAACGTTGATCACGGATCGCAAAACGATCAAGCGCAATGTCACCTTCTTCGGGCAGATCAGGCAAGCGCGTAGCAAGCATCAAAGAACCAGAAGTAAAGTTGACGTTTGCATCATAATCACCTTGAACAGTGACAGTTGCACCATCGGAAATGTTTTCGCGCAATCCAGGAGCATTGATCGTCAAATTGACACCTGTCAAGCCACTTTCTGCAACGACGTATTTGTTCGTATCACCAGCGAACACAACAACGTCACCAGCAGAAATTGAACCTGTGCCAGTGTCAACAGGAATAACCGTTGCACCTTTGGATGCTGCACCATTCAGAACGTAACCTGTTCCATCACCACCTGTGTGTGAGTAAGCAAACCCAGTTTCACGATAATCGGATCCATGCAAGTTTCCAAGAACACCTTGGCGCAACAACGATTGATCTCCACTTTCATTGACCTTGGCCAAAATATTCAACGACCGAAGATTCGCACCTGTCGAAGTTGAAATTGACATATGACGCCCAGTCATTGGAGCACCGTTGTCGTCCAAAATTTTCCGAATTTGAGCCGATGCTGAAATGTCAGAAGCAAACGGAACCGTTCCACCTGTGCCATAAGCACGGGACGATTGCAATGCTGCCTCTTTTGCTGCATCAAGTTCAATTTCATTCGTCAAACCTCGCATTCCTTCAAGGATTTGTTGAGCTTGAACAGACAAGTATCCAGGACCAGAATTCAGTTGACGAGTTTCTTCGCCAGTGTAACCAAATTCAGCACCACGTGTTTTTTGAATTTTCATAACACGAGATGAAATCTCTTGATCAGTTGGATCAGGGACTTGCATTGCAGGAGTGATGTCAGAAATATTCGCTCCTGGAGCGACAGGAATTTTCACGTCTTGGCCTACTGCCGCACGATCAAATGTCCCATCACGAGACGCTGCAGGAATGACACCGATCAACTCACGTGAAACCACATTAAGGGCCGCGTAAGCATGGGGGATCAAACCAGTTAGAGTGTTAGCCATTTTTCTTACCTTTTTGTTAGGGCCGATCAGTCGACCAGTTGAACCCCATCATCGATTGTTTTTTGTTGATCAATAGGATCAAGTTCATTCCAATCAGAACGGAGCATTTGTTTTTCGGAACCGCCGCCACCGCCGTTTCCTGGAGGCGTCCCGCCACCGCCTTTTCTGCCAGATTTTAGCAGATCAGGATACTTGACTGAAAATTCTTTTGCAAGGTCATCGAATGTCGCTCGGCTTCCTTCACCTGTTCCGACCATTGGCCCAGAACCATCTTCAGTCATAATATCAATGACACGCTTACCTTCGCGTTCACTGATTTTCACTCGTTCGGAATGGAGTTTCGGAATCATTGACAAACCAGTGTCAGAAAAGCCAGCCTTTGCAAGTGAAGCAGTAAATTGATTCTCAATAATGGCTGTTCGTTCAGAAGCAAGGGCTTTGTCACGTTCGGCAGTAAGAGTTTCAATCTCAGCCTTATGTTTCGCTTGAGCCTGTTCTAAAAGCTTCTCGCCATCAGCAGGATCACCCTTGGCCTTTTTTAGACCATTAATGGTTTCAGTTACTGCGTCAGGCGTCTCGCCTAACTTTTTCCAAGCTTTGAGATCCCCTTCCAGCTTAGAAACATTTGACCGTTCTTTTTGAAGAGCAGTCTTCAAGCCCGATGTGTCTTCAGGTTCTGGCAGTCCTTCAACTTTTAATTGATATTTGCCATCCGCCGTTTTTTCATAAAGCTTGACTGTATTTTCGTCTAAACCTTCCAAAGAATCAATAATAAATTTCAACATTGTTAGTTCCTTTCTTGGCTTCTCGCCGTTTTTGAGCTTCTCACTCGTTATAAACCTGCCATTTTCCAAGCTTCAGCTTCTGAAATCTTTAACTGGTCTAATGTCAGGTTGTTTCCCGCCTTGTCAACGAACTTTGACAACGGCAGTTTTCCTTTACGAAATAATATCCCTGCTTTCTGACCCAAAAAGTCATCCTGAAAGGAGATTGGTTGTTTTCGTAAGAAATCTTCATAATTGGTTGATGCAGGGACTTGTCCATTCATTGAAGCACGTGTTCCTTCTGGAGCTTGTTTCAGGTTTATCCCTAATTCTTTCCAACTTTTAACTATTGGTGTCATTGTCGATCTGCAATTTATATGAGCTGGCGGACGAGGACCTTTTTCAAGTTCGAAAATCTTTCCATCAAGACTTGCACAAATTCGAGTTGTTTTTCCATCAAGGGTCGCAACCCATTGGACACCTTTTATGATATCAGAATTTTGTCGATACATCAAATCTTTTGATATGTTTGATGTGTGATTCATTGCAGTTCTTACAGCAGCTGATGCACCCCTGCGAGATTGCTGTAACACTCCATCAGTGTAACGATTTTTACGGGTTCCACGAATTATTCGTACAACTTGTTCAGTTGTTTGTCCTTCGACAGAGCCAATTCTGATTGCATCACGCAAACGGTTAAAAGCACCAGATTCAAGACCTTTATACCATTCTTTCAACAATCTTCCTTGAAAAGGACGCGCCTTAACAGCTGCGACAAGTTGACTCGGAGCAGGGGTAATCAAATCAAGTGCAACAGGCAAAGAACGCTTTATAAGTTCTTTCTGAAAACCAGCTTCATAAATCGCCAACGAAGCGATTTCATTTTTCATTTCTGAAATGACAGGCTTATAGCCATCTTTCAACAGAACCTTTATGCGTTCAAGTAATTTCTTTTGACGAGCTTTGCTCAATTTTGTGAAATCTTCTTTTTCCAAACGTGCAATGACCTTCGCGTCAATCTTATTCAACAAGGCTATTATTTTATTAACCGTTGAAGAAGAATGACGTTGAAGGAACATTTGGTGCCTTATGTTGGCAGCGAATATTTTATCATTGACTGTTTGCATTAATCTTTAGAGCGCAGCATGTCCAATTGGATGTCTTTTGCGGTTGTGCGAAGATTCGACCAGTAAGAACCAGTTTTTCCATCGGACAAATTCCGAAATTCCATCAACAGTGTTTCAAGGCCAATTGCCTTTTTTGGTGACAGCACAACTACTGTTTCACCTTCAGGGCCTCGGGCAGTATATGTTTGTGGATCGTCTTTTGACATTTGTTTTTCCTTTCAATGTCTGTTAAGTTATATTATGAAGCTCCATGAGCTTATTAGTTATTTTCAAGCTGTCAACATCTGACATCTTTGGTCCACCAGTTAATCTTGAAAAGATAACCAATTCATGAATTGTGCCTGTGAAACCATTCCCAAATTCGATCAATCCATTGTCAATCGTTACTGCTCCAAGTTCAGCACCAACGATCATGTTGTTGATCCACATTCCAAAGCCAGCACCATTTTCAGGATAATCATAATCAGCATACATGCCAAAAACAAGCTTTGAACCAGAAACAATCCGTGAATCAATTATATATTCCTGAATATCAGAACGTGCATAAAACCGATTATTGCTTTTCTTTACATAAATAAATCCAACACCATCTGCCCTTGCAATATAGTTATTTGTCGAATCGTTTAAGCCTCCAAGAGTTACAGCAGCATAAATAGCCAAACCAGACATTTCGTCATCAGAAGCAGAATAAGTGAAATATGCATCACCATCAAAAACAAATCCTTCATCTGTTCTTTGGATCGTTCCTGATCCTGTTTTGTTTATAACTTTTCCATCAGTCAATGTCACTGATTGAACATCAGAAGCTGTTCCTGAAAAAGTGATGTCTTTGTGCAATCTTGCAAGGCTAACGGCTGGTGGCCAAACTATTTCTTCAGGCGGTGCTGGGGCTTCTTGGTGAACCGTTTCACGTTCAATGACCTTTATCACACGACTATCACCATCAATGGCCACAGATGTTATCTCATTTATTGAGACTTCTGTAATATCTTCAGAGGACATTCGAATAATTGTATCAGACATTCGGGAAACCCTTCAACACATGAAGCATTCCATGAAGAATTGGATTTTTAGAAGTTCCATTCACAACAAAAATTGCGAATTCATATTCCCCAACTTGAAATCCGCTAGTTTCGGCTGTTGTGAATGGAATGGTTGCAGTTTCATTGCTGTTTGAAAGAACAACACCTGAATTCGCAACTGTCTTATCGTCAAACAGAGAAGATTCACAAACAACTTCTCCCAAAGAGAAATTTTCATTCACACTATCAACTTCATATTGAATTTCAATTCCACCAGAATTACCTACAACACCACTTGCCCCTCGGAAAATAGAAAAATCAAATCTTGGGGGAAGCTTCCTAGTTTTTGAACTGCTCATCTATTCGTCCTCTCCTTGGATCATCCCATCAATGTCTTCAATCTCATCACTCAAAAGAACATCCTCAACTTCTGGGTCAAAATCCTCACCCAAAATTCCATGACGAACCATTTCTTTCCAGAATGTCCGTTTTGAAATCTTCCCATTCATAACAGACTGAATCAAAGTGCTCAGAACTTCTGATGAAATCGAACCCGCTGCGAAATCTTTGAACACTTTGATTGTGCCATCAAATTCTTGCGCGCCATATTCACCCATCCACACAAAGCACTTTTCAAGCGCGTCTTGGAGGCTGTCGGCCATCGCAGAAAGCCTTGATGTTTCTTTCTTTTCATTCCTGTTCTCACCTGTTGCAGTTTGTGGCCCTTTTTTAGAAACTATCAATTGAAGACCCATCGTTTCCATTTGAAACTCAAGGTGCTCAAGGTCTTTTTGACCCGCTGATATTGATGAGCCTGTGTGCTCAACAAATTTCAAATCAGCTTTTTCTGAAGAAGCCTTGGTCAATGATGCAGCTGATATTTTCAAAGTCGTTTTTGCAGGAAGGCCCCTTGCAAATAAAATCGGAACACGAACAAAATGAAGAATGTTGCGCTGGTCACTTTGAGACTGCCAATGTGCAATGTTCAAATCAGAAAGGTCTTCCAACGGTGGTTCACCTTTGAAATAATCTGTTCTGTTGCAATAAAACGGAATGATTGTGATTTCAGAAAGACCAGTGAACAAATCATCATCAACCTGCTCCCATTTTCCTTGTTTGTTTTCTTGATATGTTCTCACAAGGACTTTTTCAGTTTCTTCGACGATATCAAAAGTTCGTATTTGATCAACAGATTTTGAAGAAAATTCATCCTTTTTGACTTGAATTACTTCTTTGAATCTAAAATGAACCAAAGCTGCCTTATTTTTAATTCGTCCTTTCTTACAATCGATAACTTGCTCAGGTTTTATGTGAATTATGTACGGACGTCTGTTTTCAGAATCAGCTTGGGCCTGAGTTTCACCTTCAACTGCAGGCGGGGCATCAACGAGCAAAAATTCAATGCCTGATTGAAGGCCATTCTCAAAAACAGTTTTTGCAAATGTTGAAAGATCACGACCTTCCATATCAATATCTTTTGCCCATTCGATAAAGGCTTCAGAAGCGTCATCAGATACATTTGTCGGCTGTTCGAATACTCTACCTGACATATCAAAAACTGTTTTGCGAAATCCATTAAACAGATAACTCATTTGCTTACGGAGATTGTAATGTTTATCACTCTCACCTTCAAACTGAGGTAAATAAAGCTTCCCAGCTTCTCGCATAGCTTCTGTACCGCCCATGAGAGTTCTTGACTTTGACAATTTCTTGTCGAACCCTTTTGTTGGTTCTTTTCTTTTGGCTATTGAATCTGGGGCTATTGCTCCTTTTGGCATTATAGATTTACCTCTTCTGTCAAAGCAGATTCATGCTCTGCTGGGTTAAGGGCTATAACAATTGCATCACCAACATTTGGAGATCGTGCTCCGTTTGGAGCTTTATTTATCTTCATTTTACCAGCTGTTGTCTCTTCCCGTGTTGGTTGGGACAATTCTGCAACGATCTCTCTTCGTTGAGCTTCTGGTATATCACGAGATATCGAAATAACATTTTCAGAATCAAAGTCTAAACCTTGTCTACACTTCCAAGCTTCATGAAAACGTTTACGAGTTCTCCACCATTTCTGGGCTTTGAAGTTTGCAAAGAATTCACCATTCTTTGGCCCCTGATAATTCGCATCATCATCAGCATCAGGTTCATCAACAAATTCCCAAGGATCTTCAACAGCACCAGAAGCAACCCAAGGAACAACAGTAAAGCCAGATACCAATTCACCACGTTTACCTAAAGCATTATATTGAGATTTTACCCCAGACCCAACACCAATAGAATCATAATGAATTTCCATGTAACCTTTTTCAAGACAATTTGAATATGACTTGTTTGCAGTTTCTCCTGTGTCAATTTGACCCCAACTTTCGACCCATTTCAATTCAAGACCTTCAACCATTGCTTGAGCATTCTTATCACCAGAAATTCCATCATCAGCAACATCAAGTCCGCTGATGCGCTTTCCTGAAACGTCTAATTCAAAGTCCTCTGCCAAGCCTATTGCTGCTTCAATCCATTCTGCTTTGATTACTGTACCAAGAACAGAGCTTGAATAATTTCGCTCAACTTCTTGCTCAAATTCAGCAATCAAACCATCATCTTCAGCCTTTTGCCTACGAGCCTTATGCCATTCCTCATCTTTATCTGGGTGATCTCGCCAATCCATTATGAAAACTTGAGTTCTTTTTGGATCTTCAATCTCACCTTTCCACAATTCACCATTCATTCTTCGGCGATGAAAAACGTTTCCTGTTCCATTCACTGAGCTTATGTCAACTTGGATATTTGTATTGTCCATCAATGAAGCTTCAACAACTTCTGGCCGTTCATAATGGGCTGATTCATCTTTAAAATAAATCAACTTACGTCCACCGCGACCAATACTGTCGCCAGCTTCACCTGTTATGGAACTTTCATTCTCAGGATTTATCAATTTCATAAAAGATGAATGCTCTCTTGGATTATAACCAATTGGTAAAAGTTCTGAAGGAAGATTTTTGACCGTAAATCTTATTTTTTCAAATATACTGTCCATGTCTCCAAGACGATCAACAAGCATCTCTTTCCGAGAGCCGAAACCAATGGAGGCTCCTGAACGGAACCTCCAGAGCCAAACGGAAAAGGCGACAGCTGTCCAAGTTGCGCCCATGTCTCTACATTTCTCAACGAGACCCGCACACTGATTATCAATCAATTGAAGAAAAAATCTGCATAATTCTTCTTGGCGCTGAAACAACCTGAAAGGGAGAGTGGCAGGAAGTCCCGAGCCTGATTTGCGGGGGTCAAATGTGAAACACCAATCGTTGATGAATTCGACTGGCCGTTCAGAATAATAAGCTATCGCTAAATCTGGTCTTTGTCTTGTTGCCTTCAGAACATTGAAACGGCGCATAAATTCTGCGTCGTAATCTGGGGGCCATGATTTAGCATCAAATGATTTTGGCGAAAGATCAACCATCTTCGTTTTCATCACTTTCTGATATTGAGGTCTCACCAGAAATCATTTGGTGGAAAGCTGCTGCTTTTTCTTCAGTTGTCATTGAAGCAGTCAGAACTGACACTGGTCCACCGTTCGGACCTTCAAGAGTTTTCTTGTCAGAAAGTCCAAGATCACGAGCTATAATATTTGAATTAAGCAAATCTGCTGCTGCTCCAGTGAACTTCTGCTCAAATATTATATTTTCAACTTTTTTGATGATCGAAGATAATTCTGGACGCTCTTTCCGCCATTTCCTCCAAGTGACCTCATCAACATTAATAAAAACACACATGCCACCAATTGTCATGGCACGCATTTTATCCATTTCAGTTTTTACGATTCCATTCTTACCATTAAACACTTTTCCTTCAAGCAATGGATTTTCTTTAACCCATTCAAAGTATCCCAAGCAAGCTTCCCACAATTCTTCAGCTGTATCAAATTTTCGTGGAGCTCCAAAAGGATTGCTTATTTCCCAAAGTTGTTTTGCAACTCTTGGCTTCTTGGCTTCACAATCTGGATTTGACATAACCAGCCTCAAAAAATATTTTGACTTTTATCGCTGATTTATCACAATTTGGAAACCCCTAAAATTTTGTCAAACAAAAAATCATAATTTGGAATATGACAACAATCATCAAGATCAAATGGATTTTCAGCAGAAACCACCTTATCAAAAGGCAACAAAAACGTAGCCCAAAAATCATTCAATAAAGGAACCCCACAAACAAATCCTGATTTCCCTCCAAACAATTTAAACTTCTTTGCCCATCTTATTTGAGCAGGTCGGATATCATTGACAACCAATTTGCCTTTAACAAATTCACCAATTTTCAATTCAATTGGAATGAGAACACCATTTTTCAAAAACATAGTGTCAGGAATACCAGTTTGAGAACCCAAGGCAGGATGAAAACCTTCAGCCCAACCATGATAATCGTTCAAAAAAGCCTTTTGATAGGCTCTTTCAGTCTTTTTCACCACTTTCATGCCATTCATATCAATTCCTTAAAAAGTTAAGTTGTTGTTTTCAAACGATTCCCACTTTCCATTTTCGGATTTTTTTACTATTCCACCCTTTAGCCCTTTTTTATACTCTCTCGTTTTTGTGTTATTTTTATTATAAAGAAAAGAGAGAAGATATAAAAACCCCCTAAACGGTGAAACTGTTTGGAATTCCGAAAAACGAAAGTCCGTTCCCTTTGTTTTCAATGACTTAGGTTTTTCACCTTTCAGCCATTTTTTCATCGACTGCTGCCTTCCTTCGTGCCATATTCATTTTTGCCATTTCGCGCATCGTCAATTCAACAGCCCCGAGTTCCACTGCTTTTAGGCGCTTCCCAAAACAAATATCAAAGTGTTCGTCTGGCCTTCCTTCATTCTGGATCCATTTTTCATTAACCCCAATCTTATTTGTCATATCAATCAATTCAGAATGTGTATCAGCCATCATGTGGCTCATTTTCATACGCCCGAACTTGCCAATTTCAGATTTATACATATCATCAACATAAACTGTCATCAAAACTCTCCAATTTTTACCATCGCCTGAGAATATTCTCTATCAGGACCTAAAATGCCTCCAGGAACCATGACAACATTTACCCCGCCTTGAGGTTGCCACCCCAATTCAATGTGTTCTTTCACCCTTTCACAAAGTTCAATTCTGTCATTGCTTTCAAAAATCCTATAATCAGTTATCATCTTAATAATTTTCTCCTTTCAGAAATTTGTTTTTCGATTCTTGCAGCTTTTTGGTTGCATTGTTCTTTTGTCAAATGTCCATAATACCTGCTTGAAGAAAGTTTACCCTCAAAGCTCCAAACAATATCAGTGCAATTGGCCCATTGTCCGCTTGAGATATCAAAAACAGAGCCATGCTTGATAGATTTCAGAAATCTTTTCATAAATTCTCACAACGCTCCCTCAAGATTTCTATTTCTTTGTTGATTTCATCAACTCGCTGTTCAAATGTATCAGCGATATATTGCAACATAATTTTAGTTTCATTTGACATATTCAATTCTCCCCGCACCCTCGACCAATTGAGCCTTTGTCTGTTTTCGAAACAAAATCTCTCCAAGGAACCCAACCTTTAGGACAATGAAATCCCCAGTCACGAATTTTTGGTCCAGTGATGAAAACAGTCACGCATTGATCACTTTTCAATTGAAGGCGGTGAGCGAATTTTGCCTTGCGGTAAACCCACTGTCCAGCTTTCAATATGCGCTTGCGCGCACAATCACTGTCAATAGCTTTATAGTGTTCTACGAGTTCCCCTTCAACCATAAACGACAAGCTGGCCCAAGGATGATCATGCAGGGCGCTATCATCATCATCGTGCAAAATCTTGTGAAGATAGATGTTGAAAATCGGATTACGCGGAATGACCCACCATCTCAACATGTAAGGGTCATTCCGCGAAGGGCCAATTTGAAAGTCATGTTCACGTTCCATGACCTTTTTTGCAAATTTTGTCAGAATGGCTTTGATCATTTCACGTTCCTTTCAAAAGCCTCAATCACAAACCCAATCAAGATCAGATTCAGCCGCTCGACGAATGCGCACAATCTTTGCACCATTTTCGCAACCTGTAACCCCAAGCAGCAAAGCCGAAAGCTGAGGGACCAATTGTGCAATACGAATGGCTTCACAATTTTCAGTTTCACAATTGACAATTTGCACAGCTTCATTAACGTTGACATTCGTGTCACCCGTTTCAACGTTAATTTTTGAATCAAGCGTTGCTCGAGCATTTGAAGTCGAAGTTGACCCTGAATTGCTTTCAGAGTTATTTATGCTTTGTGCAGCAGATGTGTTCACTGAAAGTGTCAGCAAAATTGCAGTTGTTATCAATATTTTCATTTTAGTTCTCCTTTTTCAGTTTCTTTTCAAGCAGGCTATTAACCCACCGTTCATAATCCACAAGGGCTTTATAAAAAGCTATGGCTGCCCATTGCGGTTCTTTGCACCATGGCCTATTCCAGCGTTTCCCCATTTGTATGGAGATTAAATTCAAATCATATTCACCGACCATCAGCCTTCTTGCGAACTTTCGTTCATTATTTTGAAGTCTTAATTTCTTAACCATTGGGAGTTTTCAATTCCTCTTTATCTGGGGATTGCAGGGCTTCGCGGGCAATGGATTTACACAACAGCGGCCCCACATTTACTTGCTGGTAAGACAATTCTTTCAAAGTTGCCTGTAACCGTTCATTTTCAGCCACCTCTTTCATGGTAGTATTTAGTGCAGATTCACACAACTGACTAGTATTGCGAAAATTGCGTACATCACTCATGGCGTGTCGTCCTTTGGTTGGGATAGGAAGCCAGCTTCGATAAGGGCGTCTACTGTTACTTCCGCGATGTCAGCACGTCTATTATCAATATCATTCAAATCTACACTGCGGTTTACGGAACGCCAAACAACTCCTATCGCGGCGTCCCTGTTTATGGTAGGGCGGGAGTCCCATTTATTACCCTCACAAGAAGCTCCACAATCTTCACATTGCGCAATCCAGCCAGAAAGTGGAAATCCTTTTCGAGTTATATCATTACCTTTACAAAACGGACAAGGCAGAAGGTTCGGTGTATCACTCATGCCATCATCTCCTTTAAAGCCTGTTCTAATTCGGCTTCTGATTTAATCCATGAGATTGTGTTTCCGTGATTACACATAGCCATTTTTGTTTGTTGCAGATATTCCTCGGCGGCTTTTTGAAGCCTTTCGACTTTTTCGTTGGATGTATCAGATATGCTTTTACTTGATCCAAAGGCTCCAATTGGCTTTATTGGTTCTATGCAAGTACATGTCGGACAATCATGTTTTTTAGCTGCAATACTCATGCCATCATCTCCTCGAATATAGATTGTAAATCGGCTTGAGCAGCGGCCTTGGCTACTGTTGGGTTCATGTAGCATTTAGTTTCTCCATTGGGATATATAAGCAAACATGAACCTTCAGACATTATTGAATAATCTATTACATAAGGGCCTATGGGCGTATCCGTTTGCCACACTTCACCATCGGAACAGTCTGTCCAAACCAATTCCTTCGCTTTGGGCTTCTGGGATGCGCCTGCTTGGTAGGCGTCCTCCCAACAATCTTTTATCAAATTCATCGCTTCGACTGTTTCGTCTGGATCACCCTTTGCTGTAATCGTATAGAAAAGATGGCTTGTTTTATTTTTCCATCCCTCAAACTCTTCGCTCGGTTCAGGATATGCTGCCAGCACTGCATCCACGGCCAATTCAGCCAGCTTTCCAGGATCGTCGCCTTGCAGCGTGAGTGCGTCTGTAACGGTTTTTATGAGGGTGTTGCGGGTCATTTATAACCCCATAACCATTTTTCCAGTGATATTGCAATGCAAGTAGAATAGGCACCAATTGTCATAGAAGACGGTATAATTAGGTCTAAACCTGATACCAAAAACGGCACCCAAAATCCAACACTAAGACTAGTTGCTATTATGTAATTATTCATCATTCCGCCTCCACTTGCTGCAGTATTTTAAGCTTTCCGTTGTGGAGTTCGAATTGGACGTGGGTGATTACACTATCGCTTGCGTGACTTTTTATCTGATCTAAATCTTCGCATTTAAAACCCCCGAAACCATCTTTACCATAAAAATTCATCCAAAAAGTTACAGGCTCTTCTGGGTATTCGTGAACCATAAAGTGAGTGACCCTAGACCAATTGAATTTTTGGGAATTACGGGTAACTATAACATTTTCAATAGTGCTACCATCAAACCAAATTGTTACTTTCATCCCATCAGGCAAAGGGCACACGCTATTCTCTTCCGCATCCCACGGGTAGCGTTTGTCGATTTCGTATTCTTGTTTCATTTTCAATTCTCCTAAAAAATTCTGTTTTTTCGGGCTTTGTATTTCGCTTCAATCATAAAATGATGAACCCGTGTCATTGTTTCATTTATTGCGTTTGCGATTTCCTTGCCATTGGCATAATGCGGATGATCAATTGAAATTTCAACAAATGTTTCAACAAGATTTTGATTCAATCTTACAGATCCATTTTTGAGTTGATCCCTCAATGATTTTCTATCATCTTTGCTTAATTTATCTTGAAAAATTTCATTCAAGATTTGATCAACTACCTCATCTGGCAAAGCTGGCGGAAGGTCTGAATTTTGAAGTTTCATGACCTGTCCAATTCTTTTTGCAATTCTTCAATTTTTTTAGCAGCTTCTTCACGTTCCTCTTTATAATGCATCATTGCACGACCTACGTCTTCAGTCCTAAGCCTTTCAAGAAGAGATGAATTTGTATTTTTAGGATTGCCAAAAAGCCATATATGATCCCCAACATCTTCAGCAATTTCATGTGCTGTTGATTCATCGACAAAACACAAGGTTTTGTAGTCTGTTTCCCCATAGCATAAGGTTGATCGTGACTGGGAAAC